GCGCAGTCGGGTATCACAACCCTAAGCGGGAAAAAGTGTCTGGACCTATGGGGTCAAATCCAAACCGACACTGTATCTCCCATAACTTCTCCAGAGTGGACCTGTTTGCAACCATCGTATCACGTTTAGTTTTTTGCGTTAATGACTTTACAGTCATTAGAAAACCCGCTATCAATTGACTGCCACTGTATCGAAAGGTGAGTGGTGTAAGGCTGCCCAGAGACATCTGGTCAGTACCCGCCGCCGCGAGAATGTGGAGGACGGGACTTCAACTTGAACCGAAGTCCGTCCGGCCATCATCCAATCCATACCGTCACGGGCTTCAATATCAAACTGATTGAGGTCACGACCATGGGTAACATCGCCAAACAACGCCATCAGGCTGCCGTTCGCCAATCCTTTCACTGCTTCTACTGCGGGTTCCCTATGTGGGAATCATCTCCTGCACCGCTGATTCGCCAGTACAGCCTAACCCCTGCCGAAGCTCGATCCCTGCAATGCACGGGGGAACATCTTCATCCCAGAAGTGACGGAGGTTCGGATCATGCCAGCAATATCGTCGCAGCCTGCAAGCACTGCAACAGTACCCGCCACAAAACACCCAACGTATTAAGTCCCGGCCAATATCAGAAGAAGGTACAAAAACAGATCGGCAAAGGGCGCTGGTTCTCTGAGAGCATTATTTACAAGGTAAAAGCCAAGGTAACGCATGCTGTTTAACGGTGTTTAAACGCTCTTTTGCTGCGCGAAGAGCGGACGGGCCATGCCATCGCACCGGCCCGTCCCCGTAAACGCACTCAGACGCTTAGGGCGCGTCCACCGTCAGATAGCCTTCCAGCGTCTCCAGCACGCTTTGCTGGTCTGCTTCCGACAACCCCAGATAGGGGCGCTCGGGCAGATTGATCTCGGGACGGCCGAACTGGTGGGCGGCGCCGTATTCGAGCGGAGTGCCGAAGTAGAGGGCCTGGGGATCGGCCTGATAGTGGAGGGTGTCGCGCAGATCGTCGTTGAGGCGCAGCACCTCGTCGGCATGGCGCGGCTTGCGAGCGCGGTACTTGTCCGAGAGGGGGGCCCAGGGCTCCCCTTCCGGAGTCTCCTGCGCATCCCAGCGATCCCGGTGGGAGAGTGCCAGCCCCTCGCCGATATCCGCCAGGGGTTCGCTCAAGTCGCCGGTGCGTTGATAGAGCCGGACCAGCAGCTCATGGGCATCGGCCACCCCGTGGTGGCTGATGGCGATAAAGCTGCCCGCCATCAGACTTCATCCTCAAAGGTGGTCATAAAGTGCAGGGCCTCCTCATCGGCCGACAACATAGCAGCCTCCCAGAGATCTCCCAACATATCCGCCTCATCACCCCGGGCTTGCTCGCACAAGGCATCCAGCGCCTTGGCCTGTGCCAGGGTAAAGGGGCCATCTTCTGCCAGCAGGGCGCTGGCTTGCTCCAACAGGGTCATCCTCTCTCTCCTTTGCGGCTGGCGATCGTGGCCTGGGCCAGCATGGCCTCCACCCGTTTGGCCAGTTCGGGGAAATGCGCCACCATGGCATCCCTCGCCAAGACCCAGGCGGCAAACGCCTCGGCGGCGGCTTCCATCCTGGTCTTGCCGGCATACTCCGTCAGCAGCCCCACGCCCGTCAGGTCAGGCTCGCCGGCCCAGAAGTGAACCTGGTGGCCCAGCTCGTGCAACCAGGTAGAGAGCCGTTGGGCAGATTCCCCCAGCTTGCCGCCAACGTTGGCGGAGATGCTCCAGTGACGGCGCAAGGTCTCGCCACTGGTCCCCCTTGGCAACCAGTGACGGGGCCCGGTGTTGGCATGGGCATCGGTCACCACATCGGCCGCCGCCGCTTGCACTGCCTGCATATCCACTGCTTTGAGTGTATCACCCGCCTTCACTTTGATAACCAGATGGCCCCAGCTTTTGGCCGTAAAGCCGTTGGTCGCGCTGGCCCGGCGCGTGTAATAGAGGGACCGCACCTGGTAAGGGTCTGTGCCCAGGTACTCGGCAATGGCCGGCGCAACCTTGAGCCCTGCCGCCCCCTTGCCCATCTCGGTCTGCTTGATAAACAGGGTCTTGATTGGGTGCGCCTTGAGGAAGGCCGCCAAGGGCTCACGCTGGAGTGCGGGGAGCTGGTCCAGCAGATCGCTAACCCCCTGCGCCGTCACCCCCTTGGCGCTGGAATAGGCGCTCTCCACCAACCGCTGCGGCAAGCGTTCGGCCAGCGCGGGCTTTGCCGCCTCCCGCTTGATCACGGCTTCGGTCAGGGCGGCTGGCGTCTTTGGCCGGTAATCGAAACCCGGGTCGATGCCACGGGGGATCCTATGTATCTCCCCCGTCGCCTTGTCCACCCACTCATAATTGCCGTCATCCGGTGCCTGGCCCACCGTCACCCCCCGCCGCTTGAGATCCACCTCGGAGAGCAGGAACTTCTTGCACTTGCAGCCATAGCCGTTGCTGGGGCTGTGGGTCTCCCACCAGGGATGGTCCACCGGCAGCACCAGGTTGTTCCACTTGAGGTGCAGCTCCCTGGGGTGCTCGGAGTCGCCGTGGCGATAGAGCGCATAGGGGCGCTTGTGCTTGATGCGCTCAATCTGGTCATCACGCCCGGCGTTGTAGCTCTGGCGCAGGTTGGTCTCGAAGATGACGCGAGAGCGCCACGACGCCGGGCCGGTATGCTCCCAGCCGTGGCGGGCCACGACTTCCTTGAACGCCTTCTGGAACGCACCGAGGGATTGCCCTTCACTGATCGCCTTGTCCACCGCGCCGCGCAGGTCCGCCAGCAAGTCCGTCTTGGTCGCCCCCGCCACCATAAAGGCGCGGTTATGGGCATCCCGCCACACATCGGCCCAGCGTTCGCTCGGCATATTCAGCTTCTGGCGAAAGAAGGCGATCGCCTCCTCGAACGGCAGACTGCCGTAACGAACGGGCATCAGTTGCCCTCCTCCATCTCCAGCATGCCGAGCAACTCGCTGGCGGCGATGGCCTGGGCCAGCAGGGCACCCAGTTCGTCATGACTGAGGTTGGGCTCCAGCGCCAGCAAGCCATCCCGGATCTCCTCCAGGGTGGTGGCCTGCATCACCAGCGCCTGGACGGCATCGGTCATCCCAGCGAGTAAAGGGGCAACCTCCGCTTGCAGCCGGGCAAGCTGGGCGTCGTTGTTATCACCCTGGACAGGGTGCTTTGCCGCCAGCGCCGCCAATCTCTTGCTCGCAGAGAGTGCCTTGAGCTCCGCCTCTCCCGGGGTAGCCTTGACGTCAGTGATCACCAGTACCTCCTCGCCGTCCTTGGGGACCGGGATCTGCAGCTTGTCGCGCACCCACTGCGCCGGGATCTGCATCCCCATGCCCACCAGGGCCCGCAGCGGATAGGCCAGATCGCGCATGTCCTCGGGCTCGGTCACGTCGAACTCCAGGCGCGGGCAGCGGCGCGGCCCCTGGAAGCTCTTGCCGTTCAAGGCAAACAGCGGATAGACCAGATCCCGGGTCAGGGTCGCGGCGAGCTGGCGAAGGTCGGCGTCCCGCACCTCCTGACGCACCTCGTTATGCACGTTGCCGAGCGCATGGGTCGAGCTCTTGCCGTCGGCCTGGCTGGTCAGGGTGCCGCCCAGGATGGCCTTGCTCATGGAGCGCTCGCACCAGTCCATCATCACCACGAAGGGATCGGCCTGGCCATTGGCCGCGTTCTGGAACTCGATCTCCATCCCCCGGGGGATGATGCCGCCCGCATTGTGGCCAATGGAGAGCACCGCCTGCAGCAAGGTGGATTTCTCTTTCTCGGTGGCCCCTTCCGGGTATTTGCCCAGACGCACCGGCAGACCGTAAATCTCCAGAAACTCGGCTAGGTCGCGCACGCTGTAGTTCTTGAACAGGAAGGGCCAGACCAGGGTGCGGATAAGGCCGGTGCGGGCCAGATAGCCGGATTTCGACTTGGCCTTGTGCATGATCCAGCCGAACGGATTGAGGGCGGCCCCCTCCTTGCTGCCGTCCCGCAGCCGCAACTGGTTCCAGTCATCCGGGTGGGTCTGGAACCAGGCAGGATCGCGCCAGACGATGCCCTTGGGGAGCTGCAGCCCCTCCACCATCTCCCAGCCGCTGAACTCCTGGGCACTGAACCCCTTGAGCACCGCATCGGTGGCGTCAAAGATGGCATCGTCCAACCAGGTGAAGTCCTCCAGCAGCTCGCGGATCATCTCGCAGTCGCGCTGCTCGGCGGGAGTGGCATTGCGGGGCGGCTCGATGGTCCAGCTCACCCCGAGCAGGGACCGGCGCCGCTTGCCCAGCTCGCTCTGCAGGTGGGCGTCCTTCTCTTCCATGTCTTCGGCCAGCTCGCACTGGGCGATGAGGCTCCCCTCCTCCGCCTCTTTCAGCGCTGCCGCCGCCTTGCCCGGGGTGAGCCCCACCGTGGGGTGTTCGCTGTAGTGACGGCGCAGCTGGGCCAGCTTGGCGTCGTTCTCGGTTTGCGGCTCTTTCTGCAGGCGCAGCGAGTTGCCATGAATGTCGATGATCCCGGCCATTACCAGCCCCCTCGTTCACTTTTGATCAGATCCCTCGTCCCGAGGGATGGGTGATAGTCGTCGTTGCGGTCGCGGTCGTGTTTACCTGGCAAGGGGGTGAACTCGATGGCGCCCCCCTCCATCCAGCTGGCCCGCACGGCCATGGCCAGGGCCACCGCAAAGTCGCCGTGGCGCTGTTGACCGCCCTGGCCGGTGTTCTTGCCCTTGTCGATCTTGGGAATACCGTTGATGACCTGGATCTTGCCCAGGTCGTCCTGCACGTCCGCATGGCGCGGGATAATGAGGTTGTCGTCCTCAAACTCGGCCTTGAGCTTGGGCATCCACTCCCGGTACCAGGGGTCATTGAGCATCACGCACTCGATCATGCTGGCGCCCCAGCGCAGCCGAGCAGCTTCTGCCAGATAGCCGCCGTTACCGGTGGCATCGAAGGCGGCCGCCGTGAAGCGGTGTAGCCCCTGCAGCAGGGTGAACAGGATCTGGCGCTGGGTCTCATAGGGGGCGTTGACCAGCTCCACCACGAAGGGCACGGTCTTGCGCAGGCTGGTCGCGATGGAAAGCGGGACGAACACCGAGAGATCCCCCTTGCGGGCGAAGTCCTCCCCCAGTACATGACGGCAATTGCGATCGAGCGCTTCCAGGCAAGGCTTGAGGTTCTCCTCGCACCAGATCTCCGCCACCGCCTTGCGGGTCTCCTCACTTTGCAGCTCGAAGTCCGCAGGGGAAGTGAAGCGCAGGATGGGGATATCCGGCTGCATGGCCCGCTCGATCAGGGTGCGCTTGATGTAGACGCCGCTGCTCTGTTTGGGCACGCAGAAATACTCCTCCAGGGCGTCTTCTTCGGTGGCGGTGTCCTTGAGCAGGCCCGCCTTCCAGGCTTCTTCTGCCTCCGGCGTCCAAGGCGTGCCCTTGACCTGACAGATGCGGCGATAGAGCCCCTGGCGGCAGGCGTCGTCCAGGGTGATGGTGTGGATGGAATAGCGTTTCTTGCCGGCGCGGCTGTCGTTGATGAGCTGGTTAAACAGGTTGTCCACGCCGTTGTGGGTGCTGATAAGGCGCACCTTAGCGCCCCACATGGTCAGCGCCAGCGCGGCTTTGAGCACCTCGGCGAGCCGGTCGTGGAAGGCGGCCTCGTCGATGGTGACATTGCCCTGCATCCCCCGCAGGTTGGAGGGATTGCTGGAGAGGGCCTGCACCTTGAAGCCCGAGGCGAAATAGACCACGAAGGTGAGGATCGCCTTGTCCTCATCGTCCAGGAACACCTCCTCCTGGATCTCGCCGGCGGCCTTATTGAACGCCTTGGCCCACATCGCCACGGCGTCGATAAACTCGCGGGCCATCTCCTTGTTGCTGCCCACATAGAAGTGGTGGCCACCGCCTGCCGTCTTGGCCTTGGAGGCCGTCAGGGTCGCGTCGGCCGCCTCCGCCCAGGTGATCCCGGTGCGGCGGCTCTTCTCGGCGATCTTGAGCGGGCTCTCATCGGCAATCCAAATCTTCTGGTAGGGCAGCAGCACCTCGTCGGGGCTGTATTCGGTACCGAGGGACTGGGCCAACTGCTTGGCGATAGTGGTCTGGGCGATAGTGGTCATCAGGCAATCCCCAATATTTCTCGGCGAATGGCGGCGGCGGCTTCACCGCTCAGGCCCGCCTGGGTGACGATGGCCTCGGTCTTGGCGGCCACCTCCTCGGCAAAGGCCTGGCGGATCTCCTTCTCCCGCTTGTGGCTCTGCATGGCGGTGGATTCGAGGCGCTGGGCCGCCAGCATGGCGTTTTTCAGCATGTCGATATCCACCGCCTCCTCCGGGTTCTGCACCTGGGCCAGCATCGCCTTGAACAACTGGGAACGGCCGAGCTCCAGGATAAGTTTGGTGGTCTCCCCCATCGGCTTGTCACCGAGCTGGGCCGTCAAGGCCGCCGTGGTCTCCCGCAAGTCCCGCAGGTGCTGGCCTACCTGCTCCACCTGGCTGGCGTGCCGGCTGAGCCCAGAGCGGGAGAGCTTGAGGTCATCGGGTAACCCCGCCCCCTCAATCAGGCCGTTGACCTCGTCCAGGATGGCGGCCTGGCTGTTGGCCCGATCCCGCAGCATGGCGTTGAGGGCATCGCGGATAGCTTCGGGCAGCAGCCAGATCTTGTTGGGGCGGCCCCGGGTCGGTTTCTCGGCCATGGTCATCCTCCCTCAATCCTCGGCACGGGGCTTCTTGACGCCGGGCACGCTGGATCGCCCTTCGGCCGCGTCCTGACCCCGACCGGTGAGGTGGGCCACCTGCACCTGAGCGAGGCGCTCGATGCGCACCAGCCCCTGCTCTTCCAGCCAGGCCAGCAGGGTCTTGACCTTGTCCCGGGACACCCGGCCGGTGCCTAGCTGATCGAGGCAATCGTTCAAGATCGACTCGTTGGCCGCCCCGCCGATATCGAGCAAGGATCGCAAGATCACCAGGCGTTGCTGGGCGTCCAATATCCCTTGAATGCTCATGTTCTCTCCTTGAGTTCATTTTCCAGCAGCAGGTCGGCCAGACGGCGGGCCTGGCGCAGTTCCGGCGCCAACGCCCGCAGCTCACCACGCAGTTCGCTGATCTCCAACTGCAGGGTGTGCAACTCCTTCTCGGTCGGCAGATCCGAGAGTTGCTGCTCGACCCTGGCCACCCTGGCGGCCAGGCCGGTGACATCCTCACGCTTGGCGTAGGTCTTGGAGAGCAGGATGATGACGATCAACCCCACCAGGCTGGCCAGGGCGTACAGGGGCCCCCAGTTCTTAACGATGAAATCCCACACGGATTGCCTCCTTGCGCTCGAATAGGGTCTGGCACTCGATGCAGCGCGGCGCATCGGGTTCGGCATGCAGCCGTGCAATCGGGATGGGCTCATCACAATCGCAACAGATGCCATCGCCACGGGGTTTGGGCCTTGCCCGGTGGGCGTCAATAAGGCGCCCGGTCCGCTCGGCGTCGAGCTGCTGGGCGCGGTCTATGGGGTCGCTCAAGGGTGTCTCCTGCCCTACTTGATGGCTTATTTGATGACGTGGGTCGCCTTGAGGCGCCCCCAGATGGCCAGCAGGCCGCCGATGGCACTAGCCAGATCCACGGCGGTGGAGACCAGGCTGGTTTGGGTACCGACATCGACCGGCACGCCGAACAGGCCGGCGATACCGGCCCCCACGGCGATGACGCCGCCGATCACGGCGCGGCTCCTGAGCGCAGGCTTTGCTTGGGGTAACAGGGAATCAGGCATGATGGGCTTCCTTAGGTTGGGTTGGGGTAAGACGGGCACGGGCCCGCAGGCGATCCAGCTCCCCTACCGACCGCCAGCCCTGCTCGTACAGGGATTGACGAGTGGCGTGATGGCTGTAGAGCGGGATGGCCTCCAGATCCGCACCGGCCAGGGTGGCCTTGAGATGGGCGCGACGCCCATCCTTGAAGCAGGCGAGGTAACGGGGGTTCTTGAGTTCAGGGATGCCGAAATAGCCAGCGGCCTGGATCCCCTGCAACGCCTGGCGGCGCTTGTTGATGAGGCTGGGTTTGCTCATGCTGCCCCCTCCCCGAACCGGGTCGAGAGCAGGTAACTCTGCAGGCGCAGCAGGCGGTTACTCCAGCCGTGGGCATTGGCCCACTGGCTCGGGTCTTTGCGCACGATGCCAAGCATGAAGCCGGCGCGGATCTCAAGCAGCGTGAGCAGCAGGGCCCGACCACCGTCCCGCCCCGTCTTGGCGGCCAGCACCCGCAAGGTATGGGAGCCCAGTAGCCCATCGGCCAAGACGCCGAGCGCCTGCTGCAACTGGCGCACTGCACGACCATGGCCGTGATGCACAGCGCCGTCGAACAGGGCGATGGCAATCAGCGGGCAGACGCTATCAACCCGATCGCAACGGGCGGGCAGCCAGTAGTTCGCTCGGTAAAACAGCTGGGCGTGGGCAGGGGTCGCCTCGCCGACGGCAATGTCCGGCCTGCCATCGCGATCGAGATCGAGCATGCCGTCTTTCTTGCCGTCGGCGGCATCGGCCATGCCGAACTTGGTGTGGCCGCCACGGTCGGCCGGGTGGTTGACCTCGCCCCCTTCCACATCGGGACGGAGCAACCAGGCAAGCGCTATGGGATAGGTATCAGGCAACATAAAAGGCCCCTCGATTAACTGCGTTATCGCAGCGTACCGAGGGGCCTTAATGGGGCGGGTTTATGGTGGGTTACATGAAGTTGTAGAATTTAGGCCCCTGATTAATGATTCAAAGATGTGTTATCAATTACTTCGTAACATCAGTGAGTGGACAGTTTTACCACTGCACTGTGGCTGCAATGGTTGTGGGTCCACATTAGAGCGTCCATATTCTATCCCAGTGACCTTAGTGTCTTTCAATAAACCAAAAGCTTGAACGTCAAAACGGCGGAGCGGACAATTCTCTGCTGCCAGCGGTAGCCTATCAAGCTCTTCATAATTCAAACCATTATTTTCTAGCATATCTTTCCATGCCCGATGATTACTTTCTGGGCCACCGTATGCAGTAAGTTTTAAGGATATGTAGTTTGATGCACTAGAACCGTCAATCGTTGCATAAAACATTCCCTCCCAACACGCATTACAGGTAGGTATTTGAGGGTCTGTGAAGTGAAGTTGACCACGCCATGCGTAGTCCTTGAACGTAGTCGATGAGCCCTTAATGAACCCAGAAGGTTGATACATCACTCCGCTCACATTGACGTCACAACCTATCTCGGGTTGAAAGGACATACCAATACTAACGACCTCACCATTCTTTATTCCCATGTAAATGTAGCAACCATTAAGCTCATAGCTATTCCGTTGGAAACCTAAATCGTCAATTTTCTCCTTCATTGCGGGGACACCAATTTTATATTCTGCATACTTCAAGGTAACACCAATCATATTTGGCGTAACGATTTCGTCTAGCGATGATGAGGCAATGGCTTTGCTCGAAATACTGAAACTGGTCATTGTGACAAGGAAGGCAATTGTAATAAACCTGCCTACCACCCTTATTTTAGAGAATAAAATGATTCTCATCATAAAAATTACCCCTTGCTATAAACACTATTAAATAGTTTTACGACCTTATAAATGTCCAATTGAATACTGTAGAGGCGATTAATTTCATCGCGATTCTGTTCATAAAACTCTTCATCTTTGACCAACCGCATTAATTCATTACTGGCTTGTTCATGCCTAGTGTTTTTACCTACCTTGGTGAGCATCGTCAGACTCTTCATTGCCCCTTTTTCAACTTTGAGTTCCCAATCACAATCACGAGCAGCGATCTGTGCGGCTTCAAGCTCTGCAGTAACCAAGGCAAGCCGAATACTTGGATCCCCCATAAACACTAAAGGGGGCTCTCCATTGTTCTTATCAGTCGATCCCTCAGCCATCTCATTTTGAACGGGTTTACTATCACATGGCCAATAGTCCACCCACTCACCATCACATTTATACTTGACCGCCCCAAGGGAGATCCCCGACCACATGACCGAGGCAATCACCAGCATGTACCTTGTCACACACACCTCCATGTTTAGTGCGCTGAAATATTAAGCTATGACATCGGAGCCAAAAGAAAAGGCTATGTCCCAATTACGTGTTGCATGGGGCGCCCTAGCGCCTCATGCAAGCAACATCT